TTAATCTCGTTCTCTGGTCTGTTTGACCAATTGGTGTCCATATACGGAGACTGCGCCGCACAATATTCCTTGGATAATGGTCTCCACAGACAGACCGATCAGGCCAATGGCGAGCAGGATGGCGAATGCCGTTACGAGATATACGATTGTCCAATCCGGCACACGCGGAGTCTGCTTTAGAAGAAATCCCATCACCCAGCACGCTGCGACAACGATGATCAGCGCTGGATCGATCAGTCCAACGATGAAATCCATATCAATCATTCTGCCACTCCCCCGAACATACCGGCTCTATGCATGACGGTCACGAACCGGTAGAAGTCTTCACTGCCACCATCCGGTGCGTTTATATAGCCAGCCTTAACCGCTTCTTCGATCGCTGCTTGAGCCCATTCCGGCACTGCCATACGGTGTTTGTCCTCCAGCGCCTGCAATCGCTGTTCCATACGTTGGTTTGCCGTTTCTGCGGCCAGGAGCCTTCGCTCCAGATCAGCCATCTTCTCCATCGCTCTCACCGCTTCCTCGTCATAATCTAAGAGTTGATCACCCGTTATGATCTGAACGATCTTCGTTGCATAATGCGGATCGGTGGCATATCCGCACTGTTGCAACATCTCCGCTTGCTCTCCCGGACTCTTGGCATCGATTACGCGCTGGTATCTGGACCTGTTGTTCAGGAACAGCAACGCCTGGTCCTTAAGGCAGTCCTCGATGCTGTCATAGGCCCTGAAATCCGCAGACACATTGTCGTGCCTGACGTTGTCATGGACTTCCCAGGTGACGCGGTTTACGCTTCTGCCGCGCCAGTATGGCGTCTGCCTGCCGCTGCCGACCTTGTATCCGACAAGGTTAAACCAACTGTGGATCTTCCCGCCTGTTTCCAGAATCATCTGCGCAATCGAAACAGACGGGAAGAGAACACCACCGTCAAGTCGTACCTTGACGGCGATCGGCGCGACTGTGGCGATAAATTCAGATCGTTTCATTAAGGCCACCTCCCAACATTGCAGATATTGCGACTGAATCTCTTGAATGCGTCAATCCCGTCCTTCCAGCCGCGTTATCCGATGGTGAGCCTGCCTGGCGGATTCCTCGACACGCGTGACTCGCTCGGCAAGCAGGTCGTAGCGCTGACTCTGCGATTTGAGTTCCGCCCGCAAGTCATCCACACCATCACGGATATACTTTACGGATGCGCGGAGCTCACCGTCCTCCGCCCCGTCCCGCCGGACGGTGCGAGATCGTCCGAGCCAACCTAAGGTGATTCCGCTCAGCGCGGCCGCAACCGATACTAATGCTGGCCATTCCATACCCTCACCCCATTGTTCAAAAAAATAAGCCGTGTTTAAGAGAGTTTGCATTTGCTGCTCTATCGGACACCAGAGACACTATTCGGGCATCTTGGCGCACGATTGATTCTAACGGACACAGCGGTCTTATCCGTGGCAAATTGCTGGATTTCTCTTGAGAGCAGCCACTCGTGTCTCTTAAGTCTGTTAGAAAAGCAATTTGAGCAACAACTCTCTTAAATTGAGCCCAAAAGAAGAAGCTCCCTCATCGGGAGCTTCATGCAACATCCGCATCCAACAGTGCTTGTACCTCATCACGCCAACGCAGCGGGACATCCTGGATCGTGCGCAATCCTTTTTGGATAAGATCATAGTATACCTTGGCCATTACTTATCACCTCCTGCGACTAGCTCTGCGATTTCTGCCAGAGCGAGTTGAAGATCCGTCATTTCTTGTTCATAAACCTCCGCCATCTCCGCCATTGCGAGTTTCAACCGCGTGATCTCATCCTGCTCCGGCTCAGGCGTTGGGATCGGTTCATAGTTGACGACAACTTCACCACCCACTTCCGACACAATCGCCATATGATTCTGAGGAATATTCAGCAACTCTTCAGGAACCTGTTCGACTAGGATGTAATTGAGTTGAAAGGTTCGCTCTTCTCCTTCCTCTTGAATTTTTTTAAATCCGATATAAGCCCCATGATCGTGAAGTATGGCAAACATTCAAGCCCCTCCTTATCCAATAGAATATTTAAATTTTACATTTCGTACAGATATCTGCTTTGATTCAGGAGAAGATGCGTTCAGACGCACAATGAAATAGATCGGCCCAGGCTCTCTCAGATACAAGTTAAGTGTTTTGGTCTCCCAAACATTCGCTGAACTAATAGCGAATGCATCCTGTAGATAATATGCGTTGTCAAAGGATACATTAGACGTTCCTATCGGAGTACGGTAATCTATTCTTCCAGTATTATACGCATACTTATTAAACATCTGACTATCGTTTGAATTATTGACAGATGACGCTGCATTCGGTGCTCTGTTAGGTATTATGATAAGAACCCCTGTGTTTGCTGAATTACACATTATTTGGTACTCAATCATAATTTCACCTGAATATCCTTTTGGTAAATGCTTAGCAACAAGAGTGGCTGAGTTGCTGCTATTACTAACCACTGGAGTAGTTATTGTTGAAGTAAACTGCTCTTGAACCTCATTACTTGCATACATGTTAACTGCTCCCACGTTTCTCCACCCACTTCCGCTATAGTATTCGAGAAGGCCGTGACTTCCAATTCTTAAATTCTCAGTGGACCAAAACTCAGTCCAATCTCTCCAAGTCGCTCCTCCATCGTTTGAGGTTCTATGAAATACCCTGTTTCTATACCCTTCGGTTACACTGAGCGCATAATAAGTTTGAGATAGGGTTGTTGCATTTCTTTTTAGAACAACCAATGTTCCAATAACGCTTATAGGCCTGTTAGCGGCGCTCGTAGCTACCGAATAAACCCCTGTCTCAACGATGGTATTTAAGTCATCGCTGACCGTAGCTTTTGAGGTTCCTCGGTCTGCGGTAATTGCGTATTTTTGCCAACTGAGCGTGTTTATCGAAGTTGCGTCATAGATGCGAAGCCACTCTGTCCAAGATCCGTTATAATAGCGTCTCATCCAAAGTTCATTATTCTGATAACCTTGAGCCAATTGTGCGCGATTACCTGTTGTGCTTGAGTAAAAGAATGTATGAATGTAATAAAAAGCTTGACCACCCGGAGGCCGGTTATCATGACCAGTCAGTATAAGCGCCTCTTCAGTCGTATTTGGATCTATGCCTGGATTTGACTGATAAGCAGCAATCTTGTTCACGCTTGCTGCCTTCGCCGCTGCCTCAGCAGCATCAGCCTTTGCTTGCGCACCCGCAGGCGTCTCGGCGCCAATTTGCGCAGGTGTCAACGGATCTTCCCCGCCTGTGGCATGCCTTGCTGCATGACTCTCGGCTGTATTCTTGGCATGATTCGCCGTTTGTTGGGCATTCGCAGCGGCTGTTGCGGCATCATTAATCTCCTGCCCGATCTGATTCAGGTCCGCCGGTTGCACGATATCGCCCATCTGCCAATCAGTCTTTGCCATTAGTTCGTCACCTCTTTAACATGAATGGTTTGCAACATCAACGTGTCCGATGTAATCGGCACGTTCACATCATGACTGGTGATCACATGATCAGCCGCATCTTTCAATTCAATCTTGGTCACCAGTGACACGTCAGAAGCCGGAATGATATAGTTGATCGCCAGCATGCCGTCGGTAACTGCTTTTTGCTCAAACTGTGAGATCACATAGCTGCTGTTGAGTACAACCTTGGACACACGGCCTTCAACGTATTGTGCGACATCATGCATAAATTGCTCTGCTATCATTTCACAACCTCCTTCGCTCCGAGTGTTGAAAAGGGTTGGGTGCCGAGCCCCCAAGACCCCAATGCGTAATTCCATGTAATGACCTGCTTCGCAATATGCTCTTCCAGGCCGACAACGGACTGAATCGACGTGTTCTGTTGGTAGATCATGTTCGCTGGCTTCACCGCTTCGACAGTATGGATGATCTCACGAAACACGTTCGCATTGTCGATGTTCGCAGTGATGGTCAGCATAAACTGTTGCGGATCGACTGACACAATCGTCATACCGGGACCAACCAAGCGATCCAGTTGCTGTTGCAGCCAGTGGCGCGTAAACGGAGGCTTCGTTGAATAACGGTTGATGAGCCTTCTTCGTCTGAAGTTAAGTGACTCTGATTCGGGGTCTGCATGAATGCCAAGCATCTGCTCTCGGCGTCTGATCGCATCCATACTGGCTGTCAGGACAAACTGGTCTTCCAACAACTGTTGTATGGCTGCTGCCATAGCATCCAGCTCGATCGATTCGGTTGCTGCGAGCTCGTTCATGTCTCTGACTTTTTCATAGTAGTCTGGCAAATACTGCATGATTCGTTCAGACATGTACCGTCACACTCCCAAGCATCGGCACTTCTTCCTCGCCCAGCATGATGTTTGCAGCACTGCCGTTAAGCTCTGTATCCTCCACATCAATGACACCAGGCACGGCAAGTATGGCCGATTCAATCTGAGAGATTCGGACGACAAGCTGCGTTTCATGTGCCCAATAGCGCCTCAGCCCAAGCAGATATGCCTCCACCGCTTGCTCAATCGACTCCCGAACCTGTCCAATGGTTACACCCGCTTCAAGCGTTACAGTTGTTTCCACATCGATGGTCACGGGCTCCACACCTGTGATCGTTACGAGATGCCCGATCGGCGCCTGTCCAAGTCCCTGCCCTTGCGGGACCGGATCAATCAGTTGTTGCACGTCACTAGTAAGCTGCGTGGACGGCGCGTTCCAATCGGAGGCGATGATCGTGCATTTGACTGTTCCTCCACCGTTCCATGTCGGGTAAACCTTCACCCCTCCAACACCATCGATGGCATTGATTTTTTGCTTATAGTCGGCCACATTCCCGCCAAATGCTGGTTCATTCACCGTTTCAAAATATCGTTGCCGAAGCTCCTCATCCGTCTCCTCATCCTCTCCTGGCACCAGAACCGCACCAAGCTCCGCTCTGGCCAAACCATTGATGAACTGGATCGGCAGCAGCGCCCCATAAAATTGGTTGCCGATCCCACCCGGCGTCTCGCATTCCAAGCGATATACACCGGTACTGATCTTGCTGATGACCGCATAGTTGACCGATTCAATCGAGAATCGGCTGCCGATCGGCACATCCATCGGCACATGGTTCGCTGCATAGAACTCACCCAGACGGATCGCTTTCGTCGCTGCTCGACGGTTTACGCCGAACTCCGCTGCCCGCCTCGTCAGAGCCTCGCCACTGGCCGTGTCAGCAAACGAGAGGTTGTAGTTGATGTCCAGGTCGATGTACATTTGTGCAAGCTCTGCCGCGGCAGGAGCCAGGGCATCATAGATGACTGACCCTTGCCGTTTGTCGATATGATCCGGCACGCGTTCCAACATACGATTCAAGATCGTTTCAAAGGTTTGCGACTCATACATGAACCGTCACCTCCTCCCCCAAATTTCCAAATGCCGAAACAACCGTGAAGCGAATCGTTGCGTTGTCTCCCGAGATATCGATCTCGAAGTCGGTCACATCCGAGATTCGATCATCTTGCAGCAGCGCCTCTCGAATTCGACGACGCAACTCTGACTGGACCAGCGCTTGATCTTTGCCCAGCAGCCCGGCCAGCTCGGACCCATAATCCGAATCATAGATGAGATATTGGAACCGCTCAGTTCGCAGAATCTTTAACACTGCTTGCTGAACCGCCTCCAGCCCGTCACACATGCCGGCGACCCGGCCGCGCTCCAGATCCAAGCGCCATGTGCGAGATGGCTGCTGAGCCACCTCTATCTCCCGTGTGATGGTTCCTCCTGTGGGAATCATCCGCTCACCACCTTATCGAGAATCAAGAATTTTTGCCCGCCCTGCAGCCGCAAGAGGACCACTCGATCGCCAGGCTGCAAACCTTGTCTGATCACGTACTCGACACCGCCCACCTGGATCGTGTATCTCGTCAAAGATTCCGGCACAATCAAAAAGTCCGCTTCGAGCGTTAAACGTTGATCCACGTTTACCTCAAGCGGACTTGTCTTTGTTACCGTTCCAGCCATAACAGCCACTGGTTTGCTTGCCTCGATGGCATCCAGCGCAGCTTTTTTAATTGAATTTATCATCTAGATCACCTTCAACGTTAATGTCATCGTGTGATCAGCGCCACGGAACTGATGCTTGACTTCGTCTATCATCATCGGCTGCTTAATGCCAAGGGATTCGATCAAGATGGGCAAGTACATGCCTGCGCGCACCCGAATATCACCGATACAGGTCAAACTAAGCTTCTGTTGCTCACGGTTGTGTATCTTCGCGAGTTGCGTAAGCTTCTCGTCAATCTGGGCGATATTCAGGTCATCAGGAACATTTTCGTACAGTTGCAACACACCCCAACGAGCGATGTTCGCACTGTCCTGGGCCATATACACCTCACGCTTGCCGGTAACCTCGTTGTCCCTGTACAGCTTGAAACGGTTATACGTGTTGCTGTCAATCTCCCGGCTATAGTCGTAATCCGTCATCAAGCTCTGGTCACCGATATACAAGCCGGTTTCAAAGCCCGTCACCTCTCGAAGTGAAAGTGCTCCAAAATCATCAAAGAAGACAAAAAAGCGCCCTGTAGACGACATTGTCAGTGTGTTGGCCTTCTCGATGACATCCAGCAGCGTCTGGTTATCTTCGATCATGGAAGGGATCAGGTAACCTGTGTCATCGATCCGGCCGACCTTCAGGTTGAAATCCGCCGCGATCCGCCGAATCACATCCCCTGTGGTCACGCCGCGAAATACATAGGTGTTCTTGTTCAGCAGATAACGCACTTGGTCATAAGCCTTGACCTGGATAACATCGTCTCTGTTGCGACCGATGCTGAACACGTATCCTCTGAAAACATTCGTCTGACCGAATCTCACCTGCACGATATCGCCATTATTCACAACAAACGACCGGTTTTGAAAGATCCCGCTGTTGATCAGAGAGAACTCCACGCTTGCCGGCCTTCCCACTCGCGTCGTTGACCAAGACAGATCTTCTACGATGTCCGATATCTCCCAGACAGTGCCATCCTTGTTATCGAGCAGAATCTCCATCATGGCAGCTTCAACACCTTGCCGACGGGCAGCCGTCTAATTTCCGCATCGGTAATGCCGTTCAGCTTCTGGATGTCTCTCCACCGGCTTCCGTCACCGAGCATCTTCTGCGCCACCTTCCACAACGAGTCGCCCGGGGCCAACGTATACGTCTTCGGCTGTATACGTTCATCCGGCCGGGTTGGTACAGTGGATGCATTCCTGTCAACTGGCAAGCGCCGAGCCTCATAAAATCTGTACTCTTTCAGGCTCAATGAGTACTCAATGTCCCCCGGGCTTCCGGCAACTTCCTTCCATTCAAAACTCTCGATGCTGACCGGCGTGTTGACTTCCATCGTCTTCGTCACAATCACAAGTCGGATCGGCCGTTTGGTCTCCCACCAATGCATGATATAGTCGACATACTGTTTGGGTTTAAACACTCTAGACGCCGTGATAAACGGGTAATCATTACATATGCAATCTGGAAAGAAGCTCTCGATCTGATACCTGGCAAGACCGCGATCCTTGATGACATTGATCTTGCCAAGCCCGCTGACATCATGTTCGCTGCCATCTCCGCTTATCGTCTGCCCGATCTCCCCCGGAAGGACCGGCAGACTGAAACCCTCCTTTTGGTTGTTCCAGGACAACCAGATGCCGTAGTTCCCATTCAAGTGCATCACCTCCTAGATATTGCATATGCTCTGGATGGTTGAGGCTCTCTGCTCTTCCATAAATGCCTCGATTCGCGAAATGATCGTATCGATGTCACTCTCTTGGCGCACGTGAGTATCGCCGAATGAGATTTGTGGAGACAGCGATACATGGTTTTGAAGCCATTGTTGTTCCGCCAATTCGCGCATCAGCTTGAGATCTTCGCTGGAGATGTCGACCGTGTCGCGAATGTTGCCTACTTCGTTGACCTTATTGATGTTTAGATTGTTATGGTTGATGATGAGTTCGTTGTAATTGAACGAAGACAGCATATCCGACTTGTTGACATCGACATTCACGTTTACTTTATTGGAAGTGTCATTGTATTTGGGCGAAAGATCAAACGTTGGTTCGAAGCTGGTCTCAAACTTGCTTTCAACATTGATGTCATTGTTAAAAACATTGCCAATGGAATTGGTTATATCCGCACCAAGATCGAATCCGAACTGATAAGCCTTGCCATAATCGAAATGGTTGATCGTTAACGGAGGGTCTCGGTCAAGGGTAATAGCCGATTCATTCTTCCCCCAACCCAGGACTTTGTCCTGCAAGTTCTCAAGTTCCGATGTCCAGCTTGTACCGAAGATCGCATCGATGATTTTGGTTACGATCTTGCCGAGAGACAGGAACCACGAGATGATCTGACCGATCAAATTCTTGACCGCATCACCAAAATTGTCGAATCCGCCATTAAATACATTGATGATCCATTCAACAATGCCGATAAATGGTTCAACAAAACTCGTCCATAAAAATTGAATGACGGCATTGATCACCCCGACTACCGCATTCCAGATGAATGCCACAAACACCGAAACAACACCGACGATAAACCCGACCACCTGATCAACCGTAATCCCAAGTTTGGACATCAAAGTGATCACCAGCACGATAGCGGCACCGACCAATGCGATAGGCCAATTCACCGCAAGCCAGGCTGCAGCTTTTTCATAAAGAACTTTAACGACAGAACGCAAAGCCGGGAACATCTCCCCTAAAGTGGAGAACAGGCTTGTGAAGTTCGAGATCAGGTCAATGCCGTCCAGCAGATAGTCGGTCATCGTTGATAAGAAGTTAATAACCGGAGCCAAGTTTCCCGAAAACTGCTGGACGATATTGTTGTTCAGAATACTTTTGATATTCTCCAGCAACGGAACAAAGGTGCTTAACGCCGAATATCCCATTTCCACCGAAGCATCCTCAAACGCTTGTGGCAAAGACATAATACTGTTATCAATCTCGTCAATGACGTCTATTACCTCTGCATCTATGATGTTAGCCGTCCTCGCAGCTTGGTCTGACATAGCTTTAATAGCATCCATCCATGTGCTTGCAAAGCTGGTCAAGGCTAGAGAAAGCATGGGGGCTGTGTTTATGATTTCCATAAACGGATTTTCTGGCAGAGGGTCTAGTCGGGACAGATGATTGCCATTATGATCACTGTATGGAACTAAGGACAAGGCTTGATTCATTGAATCAAAATTGGATAACGCCGAAGACACTGTCGCCATTGTCATCACCTCTTTCGGTGCGCATTTATCATGGCTGTGCTTTAACCTGTTGCTGCTTAGCGTTTGCAGGACCTGGCCTAACGGAACGCGGATCCGCTATTTGATGGATTTGGAGGAAGAACCGATAATCATACACAAATCGCATCAACGCAGCAACACCCGTGTATAACACAGCCATTATTTCCTCTTCAATCTTGCCTTTTCTTTCTTCTCAGCTTCGATTCGCGTATCGATCAAAGCGAATAAAGCCGCTTTCTGTGCATCCGTGTATTCGGCAAGTTCCCACGGCAAGATCTTGAGTTTGTGGAGGGCGTAGTAAGCGTAATTCCACTCACCGTCGCCCTCCTTGATCAGTTTTTTACCTCTTCGATGCGGTCATTGATATCCCGGTCGAAACCATTGATCTCCTGCACCTTCTGCACAAGTGCCGCATATTCGCCTGCAAGCAGCATCTTCTTAAGCAGCTCCTCTGCGCCGATCACGCCGTAAGATTTCTGCAGCTCAGCATCTTTCAGATCCGGATATACCACGCTTGCCACAGCGATCTTGGCCAGATATACCTCGGGCTTCGTCTCTGGAATTCTCTGGCCGCCTTTGCCCTTCACGTACTGGGTCGAGGCCTTGCGCAACTCCTCATTTTCCGATTCAGAAAGCGACCGTAATCTCCACGGAATCGGGTTGCCATCTTCGTCCCTGAAACGTTCGGATACGACAAATTCCTCAGTGATCTCAGATACCGCCTGTTGTGCGAAAAAAGCCTTCAAACTGCTCATCTTCTATCCCTCCTATAAATGAAAGGGCGCCGATATCAGGCGCCCGTGATTGTATTGAATTGGTTAATCAGTTCGACATCATTGAACGTGAACGGAAGTTCCTCTTCGAGCATGTCATCGCTAGTAGCATCGAACTTGGCGATGATCACACTGTCCAGATTGCACCCTTTCAGCATGACGGTTTGCTTGCCTGCGCTCGACTGAGGATCTTCATTGATCACCTGCAGATCGAACCAGAAGTCCTTGCCAGACTTGATATAGTCGATCATCAGCTTGCGGAAGAGCGATGTGACATAGTAAACCGTCATCGTACCGCTGCCGCTCCAACCCGCAGATCGCTTAGGGGTGTTGGTACGGCCAAGTACAGGTACGTCAACCTTGTTCTTCTCGATGGTTGCCTCCAGAGATTTCGCATAAAACAACTCTTCGACGCGTCCGTTAATCTTGATGTACGCCTTCGCCTGTTTGCCGGAAATCGCATTTCCTTCATGAAAATACATGTAACCTCACTCCTTATCTAACCGTTACGGTCATGTAAATTTTCTCGATCGAATCGACCGGTTGCACCCACTGATTGACAACGATCGCATCCGAGTCCGTGCCTGGCAACACCTCGATATCCGTCTGCGAGTCGAAGTTCTGGATGGCGTTCATGTTCTGATATTGGTTCGTGATGTTAATGCACTCACCCTTGAACAGATTCCGGCCATCGTCATCGTTCGGCACTTTCCCGATATAGGACTCGCTGAATACGCGCTTATAGTCATTGGCCAGTTGATCCAAGACACGAAGGACACGATTCTTGCGGAACGATTGGTTCTTCTCCGGTGTGAATGTTGTCAGCGTGTTAATGTCCTGCTCCACAACAGCCCGTCCATTCGATGCCGTGAATAGGAACTCACCTTCCTGCAGGGCGGAAACGATCTGGCTGTTCGTGTATTTTGGCGAAACGTCAACCGCTCCATCATATTCGGTATAGGTCAGTGATTCATTGGCCGCGGCACCGGCTGTTGCGCCCGCTACCCAAGCAACCGCCTGCGCAGCCGTCAGCGTTGTTCCATCTGCCAGCACCACCCCATTCTTGACACTGATCACGCCCTCATAGCTCGCTGTTGGATAGTTTTCCATAACAACTTGAATCTTCTTGCCCTCTTCATCGCGCAGCCGTTTGGCGAACGAGACAAACACTTCCTTGGTCATTTCGTCAGTTACCGTCAGGCCAATGGTCTGGAAATCATGCACCTCAATCGCAGCCATGTAATCGAGATAGTCCTGTGCGGTCACCGTACCATTGGCACCTCCTGATAGCGCCGTCCCTGCTGTCACAGTCAAATCGCCGGAACCGCTGAACGTCACCCATCCATTATCGACAAGATCATCGATGCCTGAGACCGTCTGCGAATGAACCTCGACGTTGTCCACCAGAGTTTTCACATCATACTTGGTATTGTTAGCAATGTTATGTTCAACCACAATCTTGATATCATTGCCTCGCACGCCGCCATGTTTCGCTGTAACGGTCAGGTCACCGATGGCAGCCGAAGCCTTCGTTCCCGCATTCAATCGGTACAAGAGCAACGTACGGGCCCGCTTCAGCGCTTCACGCACGAGCAGCAGTTGCGGAGCGGTGATCGCATAGCCGAGCACATCAAATGTATCGCTGCTGCCCTCAATCTCAATAATCTGCTTCGCCGGTCCCCAGCCAAGATGCAGCGGCATGCTGACGATGCCACGTTCACCAATTGTGCCAATCGCTTGGCGCTCGCTCTTAAAATTGATGTAAACACCAGGTCTGGTTTTGTTCTGCACTGTCCAATTTCCACCTGTCATGTTTATGACACCTTCCTTTTCTTGAAATCTTTGATCAACTTGTGTGCCTGATCGAGTGAGTAAGTTTCATCGTCTTTCATCAGCGCCCGCAGGATGTCACGTTCCACTTGCGTGAAAGTCGTAAGCTTCATAAACTGGCGCTTCGTAAATTTTGGAGCAACTGTCTTAGCCGTCACTTCAATCCCCCCTGCACGTCCAAGCTTGCCATCGCAGGATCACTGGACTTCGGCGCTGCGACGTGGACATCGTAATCGACATAGAAGTGCAACACGCCGTTAACAACTTCGAACTGCATTTTCGTCCCGCGTACCGGTCGCCCTGCAACTTCGATGAGTTGCAACACGGAAACCAACTGTTCCGCAACGTCGTACATTTCCTCATTCCCTGCCGTTGGCACATACTTCACATCGAATGGATGATGCCGTTTGTAACGCCTTCCCAGCTCCTGATCAATCGTCGATTTTAGGAGACGCACCAAGAAATTGGGCGGACTCAGACCCTGCTCGATCTCTTCACTGTACACCGGGATGTCCTGGAACGCAGCTTCAATCGCGGCGTGGACAGCATCACGGACATCATTGATTGTGATCTGCATGTTATCACCCCTGACCTACATCATCATGTTTGATCGCCCTCACCGGATCGCATGACCCGCTCTGTTCAGGACAGGATCACTTGCCTAGCAATGGCCTATCTGACAACTCCTCATTGGCACTCACCTCCCCCAGCATGTGTAACTCTTCAGGATGATTGTGCAGCTCCTGTCCACGAGCAACACCAAGGGCCCCGGAAGTCTCATCCGGGGCCCAGACAAGAAACGCCCTTGCATCATCTGCAAGAGCGTTTCGCATGTTATAACACAGAAGCCGCCCGATCTGATCGGACGGCTTTCATTCATTTCTTCACGGTACCATATTATCATGTTCACATTGACGCCGACAATGACCACTTTGTGACACGCTTGTCAGCCGTTTATTCGATGCCTTCTGCGCCAATTTTCCTCGCCGGGCAAGGCTTTGCAGCCTTTTCTCACTATCCGGTATGCGTGCAGTCCAGCGAGATTGTGACAGGCGATCCATTCCCCGCCATCTTATCTGCTTTCGCAGCGTGGCATCGGAGGACGCCTTCGATACAACTCTTCACGCTATCATATTAACATGTTCATAATGACAGCGACAATGTCCACTTTGTGACACGCTCATTAACTGATCAATCGGATGCCATCAACGCCAAATATCAAGCTGGACAAGGCTTCGCAGCCTCGGTTCAAATCCCGGTACACGGATCGTCTATCGATATTGTGACAGTCGCTCAATTCATCCACCGTTTTCTCGTCATCCGCGATGTACAGATAGTAGATGGTATTGAAACGTCTCAGATCTTCCGGTTTCTTCGATCTCTCCGACAGGATACGATAGATCTCGATCATTCGGTCGATGTACTGTACCATGGCTGCTGTTCGCTCTTTATTCTTGATGATCGATTCGATCGCCATCTCATCCATATCCAGATATTCGAACGAGTTGGGATCTTTCAACTCCTCCAGCACACGAACGTTATCCGCGCAATGAATCTTGAACCTGCGATAGTTGCGCAACAGCAGCTTCGTATTTCTTAACCGTCGATCTCGTTTGACCTTGCTCTGCCTCTCCTGTTCTCTCTTGTAATACTCCAGCGCTGCTTCTGCAGCGATTTTGACGATTTCTTCTTTCGTCATATTGACCACCTCCATCAAAGTTTTCAAAGCGACATTTCGCTTCCTTTCTCATAGGTTGCACTGAATCATCACGATTCGTTCTGCCATTTGATATTTACCCCCTCTCATAAATTCGCAATTGCGTATTTGTAAGTAAATGTTATTCGCATTTTCGTATTATGTCAAGAACATTCCAAACAAAATATTCGAAGTTGCGTATTAAACCTGTTTACTTACTCGATCATCAGTTGTATATTAGTAGCAGATATTCGAATTTTCGAATTTGGAAAGGTTTGGTCATGCGATGAAGCGGTCCGAGGTCATTAAGAAGCTGATAAGCAAGAAAGGAATGAACATGAAGGAGTTTGCCGAGCACGTAGGTATCCCGTACACAACGCTGTATTCCATCCTGGAACGAGGAGTTGGCAGAGCGTCGATCGACAACGTGCTCAAGATATGCCGCGCCCTTGGCATAACGGCAGAGGATCTCGAGCAGATGGCGGAAGGGCGAGAGGTGGACTCCTATGCAAACCGCTTGTCGGATGAAGAACTCCTGACGATCGCGGCGCATCGAATCGGATATGAAGGAGAACTCACCGAACAGGAGATCAATCAGATCAAGAAGGCTATACGCATCGCACTCGATAAGGACTAGTAAACTTGATAAGGGGTGGGCCCATGAGTTCAAGCGTAGATGATATGATTCATAACTCTCCTGTCCCAATCGTGAAATCTGATCTTCCGGACAAGGTTAAGGGGTTATATGTCGAATCTCGCAACAAGAAGGCTATCCTGATCAATCGCTCTGTCAAACGGGCTGACGAAGAAAGATGTATCATCGCTGAAGAACTGGGACATTACTATACGAGTTCTGGTAATATTCTCGATCAAGAGAACCTGAACAATCGCAAACAAGAACAATTGGCTCGTAGCTGGGCGTACCAACACCTAATCCCGCTCTCCAAAATCGTACAAGCTTACCGCGACCATATATCCGGCAAACACGATCTGGCGGAATATCTGAACGTTACGGAGGACTTTCTGGAAGCCGCGATTGAGCGTTACAAACAGAAATATGGCGTGTACACCACTTATCAGAACTACATCATATACTTTGATCCGCTGGGCGTGGTTGAATCTATAGAATAGTTCGTAAAACATCATTTAATATCAAATTGGATTTTTTATCCATTTCCTCCTTGCAAGGCAGCCACAAGAATTAAAAAAAAAGAGCACCCTTTATGGATGCTCTTTGCTGTTTATAAAGACGGATCGGATTTTTTTCTTCATGTTTCTATACCTGGTTACATATTTCCAAGCTCTGGAACTAATAATCCTGTTAAGTCTTTCTTCTGTTAGTCGCAATTTATCATCTTTTTGACATATTTCTTTTACTACTGAATTAATCGTTTTTACTAAGTAGGGTGGGAAATGTTTCCCTAATTCTCCATGTTCAACGTAGTCACCTAAATCTAGTTCGTAGGAAATACGCAGGTTATCTAGATGATCCATAAATGGCTTTACATGATCTTGATAATGATGGTCACCTCTGCCTACATGTATATATAGATTTGGCGGATTCACGATAGGCAGATTTATCAATAATCCGTTCAGATAATCTTTTGATTCCTCATCGACACCTCCAGCGATATATGAAGCCACTCCACTTGCTGCAGGTAACCTTTCAACTAGATATTTTGCCAGGAAAATTTGAGGACCTCCAGAAATAACGTGGCCATAGGAATATTTAATTCCAAAATATAAAGCTGCAAATCCGCCTTTGCTTGAACCACCCAAAATAATCCGATCGCGTGTTATGTTATGTTCATTTGCAATCTTGGTAATTAATGAAACGACCGACATTTCAACATCATGAGTTCTGTTTTTCCCAAGGTAGTACGATGCTTTAGATTGATGCTCGTCATTATGATCATCCAGAATGAACAACTTATGACAGTCAACTTTACTCAATGTTTGAATATAGTTGTAGACTGGGGGCTTTCCTGGCGAAGAAAAGCCTGAAAAAATTACAACTAATACATTGATTTTTCCAATCTTATGGACGTATTTGATGTTCTTGACACCATTGAATATCTTTTCTCCATCAAAAACCAT